GCCCGTGAGATCGGCGCAGAATGGCCGATATCTCACCCACTTGGACTTTGATTTTCGTTGTCCCAGTGAGTGCCTACTGCTCTCATACGGTTTTGCCCTTCGGTGAAGAAACCAAAGGAACAAAGCACGTGAGTCGTAGCACCTGCTAATCTCAGCCCTCGGTATGAGGGCTCTGACGCAGGGTTGCCACGGCCCATGCTCCTTAACGGAGCGTATGAGTCTCAGTCTGTAAGAGGAGTGCACGTCGATGAAGACGTACGCCCCTCTGTCCAGCACCGGAGGTCCATACGAGAGGTTATTGCGCCGAACGATTTCGCGCGCATACTCCCATAACTTTCCGCCCGGTGTCCCGAAGCTCATGATGTTATTCACAAGGAGGTTCATATCCCTACGTGTTCGGATTGACGTAAGGAACAACGGCGTAATTAGGAAGCCACCCCACGCATGTACCCCGCACGACTCACGGTAACAACCGTAAGTTATGGCGGGGCGAGTTGTGGAGGACTCCGAAACTATACCGGCGAGCCACGACGCTATTTCTGAGACAGCGCTTTTCTTCTCTTCCGTCCCCACCGATGACCGGAGATAGTCCCCTTCTGTCTGTTCACTTCTCTCATCTCTGAGAGAAGACGACGCAGACTCAAGTAGGCTTCTGCAATCATTAGGAGGGCTTGGAGAATAATACGTGCTATCTGGAAGCGCCACATGGCTCTTTTCCTCGTTGACTTCGAAACCAAGATAACTCAACATCTCAACAAGGTCGTCGTAAAGCTCAGTTTCAATGATGATGTCATCACCATAAACTGAGAACCGCCGACTCCCCAGTGATTTGCAAAGTGCAGAGAAGACCAACGTTTCGATGGTGAATGTAAAACCATTCCCCATCGAGGAGAGTTTGTGATAGGGCACGTGAGTCCCGTCATCACTCTTCCATGCTGGTGACCGCGTGTCAAAGAAGAACTTGGTCCAATCCTCTGGGAAGAGGAGAACGACCACATTCTTGGCAAGCCGATCACTAGCAGCCTTCAGGTCAACGGTGCAAAGCGCACCATCTACTGAAGATCTCAAGGCTAAACGTTGATTCCTAGACTGGTCTCTTAAGTCGACACGAAGCCGACTCTTGAGTTTCCTCTTACAGAACGCATCAAATGCTAGTTGAAGGGCAAGATTACCCTCCGGTTCGCACGCAATGGCTCTGTGAGTCTTCCAGTTCTTAGGCACGAACTCCACGCGATTGTGGTGGATTTTCCTGAAGTTAATCACGTAACCCCAGTAAGCGCTCAAGGCTTGGAGGTATGGACGCGACCTTTCGGTTGCGTACATGGTCCTTTTCAGCCTATGCACACCACTACTCAACCTTCGTGGATGGGTAGCTGTAGCGCCATTAGTCGATCTTACCAGACGAGGTAGCTCATCTAGAAAGTCCTTAAATGTCCCAAGACAATCAGCGATTTCGCTGGCCATCCTTTCCACTTTTTCCACAACCCAATCACTTGGATCGCGGTCGAAGTGTAACTCCAATCGTGAATTTGTAGCCTCGCACACCTTCTCACTTTCGAGAAAAGCGGTTTTAGCTACTTGTTCACAGTCCTCGTTCGAGAACAGGTCGCATTTTTTGAAGAATGCTTCCACCTGGAGAAGTACACGTAAGACCCCATGCCCATGACAATCGGGGGCAAAGAGACGACTAACTTCGGTCAAGGAGCGAACGCTCCGAGAACGAACGTAACCTTGTATTTTGGCTGTTAAGCCATCACCCAAGATTACAGCGGAGTCAGCAACGTAGTGTCGACAGATGTCGTACACCATGTCTGAAGGTTCCATAGAGAATCCTCCTAAAGGGAACGCTTGAATAAGGGCCGTAGAAGGCCCTAGTACCTAAGTTGGGTTATTCTACCCAACCAAGGCTCGTTATCGATGCGCCGAACTCGTCAGACGCGACGACGTCGCGAAAGAGAGTCAGCATCTCGG